AGTAAGCAAATCCGCCGCAGTGGCATATCCTAGATCGGTAAAATGTGTAGTGTCAGCGTTGTAATACTGCGACGACTCTACCCCATTTGGACTAAATACTGCGGCAAGGTCAACGACCTTAATCTGTCCTGCCATGTTCAATAATCTCTTATTCTGGGCGTCTATTAATGCCCATGTTCCACCAGAATACATTGGGCTTGTAAATGCAATTACCGTTACGCCCTTTGACTTTGCAACATCAACTGTGTTCAAGAAATCTGCATACATAGCATCAAATACAGCCTGCGTTGCTGGGGCGGTACTGGCGTTGCCGTTTGGAGAGTCTGCGAAAATTGCAAGGTACTCAGGCTGTATGGTATTTATAAGGCTTCTAGCCACCGGCTGTGATTCATTAAGGCGTTGTCCAGATGTGCCAAAGTTTAGGAAATTTCCGTAAATTCCCAATTTTCCAAAGAGTGATGTAAATGCGCGTTGTGGGAACCCACCAATTCCTCCAAGCCCAGACCCAATCCCCGATGTTAATGAATCTCCGACACACAAGCAGGTAATATTAACCTGATTTGCGTAATAGAAAATAAACCCTGTTGGGATAACTGCTCCGCCATATATGTCAAAAATGCCATTAGTGTTAGCCGCTGGATTGGTTACAAAATCCCCGGCAGTTGCATTCCTTGCCGTAACCAGCGAATTCGGAAGATTGTTATTCCCAGAGACGTTCCAACTCGCGTAGCTAGAGTTATCAGAAACACTTGAAAAAGACGTAACTGGGGTAATCAAAGTTAAAACGCGTAACAATGGGTTTGTATATACATTTACGCCATCGTATTTGTCCGTTCTCGCAATGGATGGCAGCGCGATGAAATCACTTAGTATGCTTGTCGGGTTATTTTGCGACGTTGTTGAACCAGCAGAGGCCGCAGCAAGTGTTGCGCTTAAAGACCCGCCGTTAAATGTTACATTTGACCATGTAAGCGTTGATGCGTTGTTACCGCCAGTGTTGTACCCATGCGATGGTGATGCTGCAACTTTTGCCTTTGTAATAGGCATGGTAAATGATGCGTCATAGTTGCAATAAAGCAATTTAATGCCAACAAATGGCCCAAGTGCCGCTTGCTCTGTGTCATAAGTAGTTGCAACAGTAACAGCAGCATTTAATGTGCTGTTTGTATTTACCTTAATCATTCCAGATGGGTTTCCAGCAATTCTATTAGCGCGGTATTTCCTGCCACTCGGCCCCACCAGCCCTGTTACGTTGCCGGAGGCGTCGGTGGCGTAGGTGGCAAGCGGAGTATCGAAAGCAGACCCAACCTTTTGCCTGATGGAGATCGCGCGCTTTGTTACAGCGTCGATCTCTACCTGGATATCGCTTCCATCTACCACGTTGATAGGATTTGCCATGGCTTAATCCTTAGTATGCCTGGGATTGGTTCTTGGCTGCTGCAGTCTTAGCAGCCTCTTGGTCCCACGCTGCTTGTGGGTTACCACCAACGCCTTCGCCAGACAGGGCTGACTTCACTGCCTGCAGCACTTCTTTGATTGATCCGCACTGGACGGTATTACCACCTGGGGCTTCTGAGCTTTCATCTGCATCCGGGGCGGGAGCGCCAGCACCAGGAGCTCCAGGCATAGCGCCAGAAGACGGATTGCCAGAAGATGCATCACCACTCTCCGATGCTTCAGCGTCGTCGGATTCAACTTCGACTGTGTACTGGCCTTGGTCGTCTGGACCAGTGATTTCGATAGTTGCCATGGTGGTTCCTCTAAAAATGAAAAACCCGCAAAAGCGGGTGATTTGGTTGTTTTGCTTAAAAAGTGTGCAACAGAATCAACTCAGGACCGATTTAAGTCGATCGGCCCATACTCTGGTATTAACTAAAATTAATATCCAATGCCGGAATCGAGAACTCCGAAACCGACAGTTGGCAACGCTATTCCTTGCTGTGGCGTAGTCAAAAGCTTGCGAATCTCAGGCTCTTCAACTCTGGCCAAACAATCCATCGCATCATCATGTGCGCCGACAGGAAAGCTCGCGTACTCATTCCTGAACCCGGTCATCACATCTTCCTGGTGACCGGCAGACATTGTCTTCATCAGAGAGTAGGGCATCCACACCCTACCCTGCTGGAATAACGGAACCAGGCGACGGATGCGGTCTTCCTTCTTCATTGCGCCACCGAGCTCAATGATGCGGAACCTATACTGCTGCCGCTCTTGCTCTCCACGAATGTGCTCGATGTCGGCTTGCAATCCGTATTGCTCATAGCCAACAGCTGCAGGCTTGTAGCGTCGAACGAAATCGAAAACGGCTTCCGTGCGGCCCGTGAGGTTGAGTCGATCTCGAATACCATCGAGAACGTAATAGTTTCCATCTGGGCCGCAGCCAACCACCCACATCGATGTGAAGTCTCCGCGTGTCTTGCTCTTGCCAGAGGATGGGTCAACGAGCAGCACGCGGTTGGTTGCACTGGGATGACGCTGCCAGTACAGCAGCCATCCGCTTTGAAACTCTCCTCCACCGATCGGCCTGGGCTCTTGCTGATACAGGGCCGACCATGTGCGAGGCTCTTTCTTTGCGTCCGCAATCATCTGCGGCGTGAACCATTCAGGCCACAGCGGATCACCGACATGGCGGCCAAGTGGATCGTTCTCCATGGCTTCCATCGGAATCTTGATGATCCTGACGCGTTTACCAGACCCTTTCAGGTCATCGATCAAGCGGCCACCGATGTCATCCTCATGCCAACGGGTCATGATCATGATCACTGCAGCGCCAGGCTTCAGACGTGGTGTCAAGTCATCCCGCCACCAGGCCCACTGCTTTTCTCGAATCGTTTCGGAGTCTGCATCCTCGCGATTCTTCAGAGGGTCATCAATGATGGCCAGGTCAGCACGGAATCCAGCGATACCACCGGCAACGCCTACTGCGTAATACTCACCCCCACGCTTCAGAGACCAGCGACCAGCAGACGCATTGTCCTCGCTGATCTCGCTTCCCTTGAAGGTGCGGGTATGCTCACGGCTCATCACCGTGTTGCGAACCTTGCGGCCGAATCGGTCTGCCAATTCCTTGGTGTGCGACGCAGCAATGATGTTCTTGCCCGGGTTACGCCCGAGATACCAAGCCGGGAATACCACGGAGCCATAGCTAGACTTTGCAGAGCCAGGTGGCATCATGACCATCAGGACATCCAGTTCGCCACGCTCTACAGATTCCAGCGCCTCAATCAGAAGCATGTGATGCTTGGCCGGGTCCATGCGCAATTGCATGCGCCCATATGCGGCCAGATCATCATGCGCCTGGAGGTATTCGGCCTCTTCAGCCAACTTGATCAGATCAAGCTCTGTTGCTGCATCGGACATGCTTAATTGCCGATACGTTCTGCGTTCTTCTGTACGCGCGCCATGATTTCAGACAGGCGCTGTGAACGCTGAGATGCATCCATCCGGGCAGCGTCATCATCCTTGGCAACATCCGAAATGTTGTAGGCCTCACGCTCCAGGCCAACCAGCGTCTTCAGTGTTTCTGAAAGCTTCTTCAGGGAGTCAATGCGACCAGCACTACTCATCACCCGGCTCAGTGCCTCGCGCATCTTTCCGATACGCTGCTCTTCTGCCTTCGGGTCCTCGTTCTCTCCCGGGGAGTTAACGAACTCGAACATCTTGTCGATCTCATCCTGGAACTCGGTCATAGACTCCAGCTCATTCAGCATGCTGTGCGCCAACTTGCGATACCGGCTGATGTCCTTGCGGTGCTCACTACGAACCTGTGCAATGCGCTCAGCGTTCGCCTCTACTATCTCTTTCTCGGTAACAGAGAGTGAATTGTTAACCGATGCGTTAACCTCTGCTCTGTTAACCAGCTCATCGGCTTTGAGCTTGATCTTGGCGGTCAGGTCCTTGACCCATCCGTCCTTCTTAGCGCGCTTAGCAATGGCTACGTGGCTTACCCCTGGGTACGCAGCAGCAATCTCACGCAGGGACAGAATCCCGGCTCGGTACTCAATCTCAATGCGCTCCCAATCAGGGGTAATCTTTTCAGTCATTACTCTTCGTCTTTTTCCCAGTCACTATCCAAGAACTGATTCAGGAACAGTGGTGTATCAAGGCCCATGTAGGACCCGGCAATAAAGTCAGCGCGAGGTTCGAGCAGCATCATGGCTAGATCGAATCCTTGGTGGGTTTGAACCATGAGGGCTCATACAGCCCTGTTTGATTCAGCTCCTCGTAATAGATATGCACGCCATCCTTGGTTCGATACCAGCAGCCCTTGTGCGTGCTGCCATCCAATGCGGTGGCGAATGCTTGCCAGTGAAACGGTTGCGCGACCTCTTGAATGTCGCAAGGCGTCGTCGTGATAGTCACGGTGCCTTTGTCGTGTACGTAGTACAGCTCTTTCGGGAGATCGGCCGCGTAGGCGCTGATCGCCATGGGAAGCGCAATCAATGCGAGCACAACTCTCAAAACATACGCGGTCATCATCTTCTCCTTTGTGAATATCAGTGTCTTGCGCCGTGCTGGCGACACAGACCAGCGAGGGTAGCTAAGCCTCGTACAACGGCTATCCCCTTTGAAGAGCTCGTAAGCTGGGGAGTTAGGTACCACCCTGGTGCGCCCGACCGCTTATCCGCAATCCGTTATTCCATAGGGTGGTGTGGGTGGTAATAAGGCTGCACACGACAGTCAAACCACAGGAAGGAGTGGCCCGTGCCGCCGTCATGTGCAGGCTTATTAAATGGGCGGCAGCAAATTAATCACTAGATGCCGTCTCGCTGACGTGCCGCCCATACGGCTTGCGCCTCTCGACCTTTTTACGGGGGCCGATTCCGATCTCTTTCGAGTGGAGAAGCGCAATGCGTATAGACGTAAAAAAAGCCGCTGTTTCAGAAACGCGGCTCTCATAAATAGCGAGCCCCGAATCAGCAGGGCGACTGTCGGGGCTCATGACGGCAAACAGGGATATTGAGGGAGATGCGCGTCAGATAGGTTTTTATCCGATACACACTACCGATGCAATACCGACAGACACCTACATAAACCTACATATCACAAATATTTCGATATCATCTGTAAATTATTTTACACAAGGTGTTGACATCTATCATACGACGTGTAAAATACGACTTAACGAATCACCGCTCTTTAACAAGCAGAAGCAATACCAACCTGGCTTTCAGGTTCCCCGGCAGCAGCAATCATATACAGCGAAGTCGGGACCTGAGAGTGCATCGGAGAGAGTCCTGGCAGTGGGTGCTTGGATAGCGCAGTGACAGCGCGACGGGTACTAAAAATATCCTCTGACTTAGTTCAACTCTAAGCAGGGCTCTCCTCGATGCAATCAAGCATCCCCGCAGATTACGGGTAACAACATCAAGGAGCTCAAACCATGAGTAAGACTCAAAAAGTAGTCGCCATCAACTACGCAAATCTGGTGGACCGCCTCGGCGCTCTCAACGCACAAGTCGCACCTGTGCTTGACGAGATCGCGGAGATCAAAGACACGCTTCGGGCCTCTGGCTATGAGGTGGTAGAGGGTAAGACCTTCCGCGTTACGGTAGGAGAGACCAAGGACAAGACATACACCGACTGGCAGCTGGTTGCCAAGGCCGGGTACATCTCAGCTCCTGTGCTAGAGACCCTGGTTAGCAAGTTCTCTGAAACCAAGCCAGCCCTCGGTGCTGTGCGCTGCAACGCGAAAGTGAGGTAAGACAATGACAACCACTGAAATCAAATGGACACCATACAGCGCCTGTGCCTGTGTCGAAGGCTTCGATGATGAGCAACACGACGAAGACGAGATCCTAAGCGCCTGGCAATACATCAGCGACACGAAGCTCTGGGTTGGCCTGCAAGGTTGGTATGGCAGGTCAGTTAATCAGCTTATTCAGGAGGGATTGATCAATGCCTAAATTCACCATTCCAGTCAGAGATGACGTCACCGAGGTTACATATCACCGCAACCCAACGCCGTCTGAACTTAGACAAGGTTACGGTGCAATTCACTACCGGACTTTTCCGGTGGAGGAATGCACATTACCGGGTCGCATATTGAAATCATGGTTCGTTGCTGATGACGGACTTAGGTATTACCGATAACCACAGCCCATACCGCTTCACGTAGGCAGTATGCACGGTGGCAATCAAGCAACCGGCCGCACCTTACGGCTTACAACAGGAGATCGACATGAACAGCATTATCAAGCATGAACAGCAAATTGAATTGTTTGGCCATATCGCACGGGCTCATAACGTCGTGGCAGAAGATGCAACAGGCCGCATTCGCAACCAGAAGATTTCTATTTTTCGTGAGTATTGGGAAGGTAACGATGAGTACAAGATACTTGCCTTTCTTGGATTCGATGACGAGCACAACAACGGCCACGAAACATTCTCAATCACTGGCACAATCCTGCGCAAAGAGCGTGGAGCATGGAAAACAGAATCAGGAGGTTGTATCCACGAAGACATTGCCAAGCACTTCCCAGAACTTGTGCACCTGATCAAGTGGCACTTAACCAGCACTGACGGTCCGCTGCATTACATCTCAAACACGGTTTACATAGCTGGGAATATAGACTGCAATGGACTGCTTGCTGGTGAGAAGAAGCAGATCATCAATGGCCGCACCAAGCAGCCATGCTGGAAGCAGGTAGCAGTCAATGCTTTCGGTGATGAGATTGATATTTACAAGCTTGCACATAGCACAGTCGACGCTGACGAATGCCCGGCTGACACGCTTACCTTGAAGTGGGTCCCATGGTGCCGTGTAGGTGACGGAAAGGAGCGTGAGCTCGACGCAGCACGCCGCGCAGCTGTATGGCCTGAAGCAACAGACGAGCAGCTCTGCGCTCCGAAGGAAGAACTGACCAAGGCTTTGCGGGATCGTCTGCCTGCACTGCTGGAATCATTCAAGGCAGACATCCTGGCCTGCGGTTTTTTGTGGCCACAACGCAGTGAGCAGAAGGAGGCAGCATGACCGTCAAAACACTACCCGCTGCATGGGCCTCAGCCATTATCAACCTGGACTACTCCGGACTTGAAAAGGATGAGGTTTCTGAGATCAACACCACGCTGCTTGATGAGGGCTTATCTTTCACTGACTGCCTGACCGTAGGCGATGAATACACCGGCCGATTCCATGGCCAGGTTCGAGCTGTGGCTGATTACGTTTTCAAGGAGAGGCGATTATAATGAAAGGATGCCAAGATTGAAAACGAAAGACACCATCTGGATCGAGTTCTTTCTGAAAGAGTCAAAGCTCAGCCGGAAAGAAGCAGCGAAGGCGCTCGACATCCACTACAACACGCTGTGCAATTATGCGAGGGGGGCGCGGGATGATGGAACCCCGGCCCCTACTCCGCGAGTTGTAAAGCTTGCCATGATTGCACTACTCAACTGCAATATCCCAGAAGACCTTTAACCCAGGCCCGGCAACTGCTGGGCCTTTTTATTCTCCCCCGAAAAGCACAACAGAAATGCTGCTACTATTCATATCTTCATGATGAAAGAATTCCTGCTCCACTCTGACTCCATCAACAGAACTGGTTTCATGATTGCCGTATTTTCTAAAATCAATAGGAAGATTCTTGTCTCCAATACGATTTAATACCTCAATCAAATCCATTACTCTCATATATTATCCTTTCAGTACAGACTCTTCCCGGGCATCCCCTTCTCCAGCAAGTCATATGCGCGCTCCAGGCTTGCTTCAAAGTCTCTCATTTTCCAGACCGCAGATGTCAACCCATACGTGATATAGATTGCTAGGTGACAGTTTGGCGGAAGGTCGTCAATCAGGGTGTTCATTGCGCTTGCAGCATAGCTGTCAGCGTCGTACTCAAGATCCTGAATGATCGTGAAACCACTGGTACCGCTTGGCCAGTAATCTGCCGTAGCGGTACCAAGGTCTTGTTCGATTCCATCATTCTTGATGGATCTCTGCCAAATATCCAAATAGTAGGCGAGCCGACTGCGTTCAGGTTTTTTCATGGCGCTCCCGGTCATTGGATATCCTTGGCTTATTTTCCGAAGAAGAACAGATAGTCATCAGCGTCGATCTGCAATGACTGTGTGCTATTGCCTTCTAGGATTTGCACCCAACCAGCATATTCATTGACCTTTGAGTCGTGGTGCTTGATTTTCAGATACGCCTCACTGAGATGTTTCTGGTGCTCATTATTGACCACAATATGAGGGCCACCGCATCCCTGGCTTGTTGAATACTGGCTGGCAATGCTTTCGCTGACTTCAAGGCCATTGGCCCTTACTTCTTCGATGACCTCTTGTTTCTTCTTCTCCCACCAGGACAGGCGCGCTATGTGATGCGCGTGCTTGGATGTCGCTGCGACAGCCAGGTCGGATGCCTTGTAAGAAAACTTCCAATCACTTCTTTGCATGTTTTTCTCCTTTAGTCGACAAGTTGTGCTGCTTTGTGAATATATAAATTGAACCACCTGCGTATCACGTAGCTGCGAATCAACGACAACACCATAAACAGAAGTCCGATGTAGACGTTGTCCATCAGGGTGAACTTCGCCCCGAATGCCGGGTAGATCACCAGCTGACCAGCGAATGAAACCCAGTAGCCAATGAATACATTGATGAATGCTTCTACTAAACTACCGAGGCGGGATTGAGTCATATGCATCCAATGCAGATTTCAACTGCTCGCCAGTTAAGTGTTTGTTAAGCCACTCTACTGGACGGCTATCACCTTCTGGATATGTCTTGCTATACAGCGTAAGCATGCGAAGGTTACACATTGCATGCGCAAGGTGCGGAAGCCCTGACTCTGAGTCATTCGCTTCGCCGCGCTGCCATGCAGCCATATGCCGCATCATGCAAGCAAAAGGAACTGACCAATCCATTCCCTTTGCCCAATTCCACGCAGCATATTTCTGCTTTCCGTATTCCCATACCTTAGCCTCGTCCTCCATGGTGCAAAGTGGGATCAGGCTGAAATCTGGCTTACCTTGGTTATAACGCGCTCCGCTTCCAGGATCGCAACTATTAACGTCTCCCACCATTCCAGAATTTCCGACAATCTCCAGCATTTCTGTTAAAACCCCGAGCGCACTAGCCTGTTGTTTACCAGTCACTTGAAGATCCTCCGTTGATTTCACACACACGAACCGCCACCCTTGGGGTTTCGGAGTAAATTTTTGCTGCTGTCAGCCTGACAACTTGCTTGTCGTCGACGTAGACGATGTTGTTAAGCGCATCTGCCACCAGCTTGAAAATATTGTCTAGGTCGGGTTTTGTAGTCGGGTGGATCGTTCCTTCTGAAGCCTTGGCCTGTTTTTTCTTAGACCAACTGGCAGGGATTGGAACTTCGATAAACAACTCCATCGCAATGGCACCTGTCATCAATTGCTTTCCAACCATCTTGGATGACGCAGCCAAAGCCACTAGGTTTTCATAGGAAGCTGTCTCTGCAGGAGTATAGGTACGGACATGGTTCCCAACACGCTTGAAACGTGGCCTACCCTTTCCTACAGGCACCCCGGGGACGATGAAGTCGATGAGCACGTTATGCTCCAGTGCTACCGAAACCGCCTTCACCGCGCTCTGTTTCAGATATCGACTCGACCACCTCAAATTCGACCTGCTGTATTGGCACAATTTCTGCCTGTGCAATACGATCACCCGCTTTCACATGGAAGGCTCCACGGTGCAGGCCGTCAGATGTCAGTTTCACCATCACCTCACCGCGATAGTCGCTATCGATCTTGCCGACGCAGTTAGCAAGGCGAATCTCTTCCTTGAACCCGTGTCCAGATCGGCTGTAAATGTTCATCACATGCCCAACTGGAACTTCAAAAACAAGACCAGTGCTGAATAGGCCTGGGTCACCGTATTCCACCTTGCCATCATGGATGGACACCAGATCGAAACATGCAGAACCAGGTGTCGCATATTCAGGAACTACGGCATCCTCATGCACCTTCTTGATATTCACTAACAAATTCGTCTTCAATTATTACTCCTCCACTTGATTAAAAATTGCTTCTGCACTTCATCGGTATACGCATCCCCAAAATGCTCACGCCAATGCTTGAGACACAGACGCCGGTATTCCAGGCTTGACTGCAGCATCCAGTTGACCGCCTCTTTGACGGTAGGCTGGTGAAACTTCGTGCTCATACCACCAGTTTTTCAATCGTTTCAGCCAGTACAGAAAGCTCATCCTTTTTGAAAATGCGCCACAGTGATCTGTCACCATGCAAGCCTTGTGGTCCTTGGTGGCACAGCTTGCACAATGGGATAGCCAGGAAATCTGAAGCGCGCTGACTCATCCCCTGACCTTCCCTAATGTGGTGAGCATCACTCGGACCATCCTGTCCACACAGGCCGCATGGCATGGACTTAATGATGGATATATGACGCTTTCCTGCAGCGCTCATACCAACTCCCAGATCCGACCAGATGCATCCTCGTACATGTCGTGGTGCGAATTTACCCATGTCTTGGACTGATCGGCCGGGTCAATCACAAACGGCTGTCCGTTATCAAACTGTCGCGCCAACTTTCCCAGCAATTCTGGGTAAGTGTACGTTTCAGTGACAATTACAGTTTCCTCGATGTCGTCGCACATATACCCATCACGTCTAAAGAATGCCGCAGTTACCAAGATAAAAAGAAAAAGCATCAATACGGCAAGCAGTAGATATTCCATGGCTAGATACTCGAAATGATTGCTAGTAAAAAGACGAGCAAAATTAAACAGAGAACAAAATTCATAAAATGCTCTGCTGACTTGTCTTCAATAACTACTGGCTGTGGTGGTGCTTGCTGAACAGAAGGTGCTGGCTGTGCCACCATGCCGCCATTAGGAACTGCCGTGAACTGGCCATCGGCGTAGTTTCCTACCAGGTAACCTTGCTGGTTCACGACCTGGCCATTGGGGTAGAGCAAGGCGTTTCCTGAGTACGCCCCAGATCCGTTGTAAACCACGGTGCCTGCTGGGTGCATCAGGTTTCCCAGGATCATTCCTGTCACCAAGCCATTGCTATATCCGTAACCCATACCCATTCCGCCCATGGCGTAGGGGTGGCCATATCCTCCGCCGACGTATGTGCGAGTGGTAGTCACACTGCGAGTGACGCTTGGAGAACGAGATACGCTGGAATAAGTGCTTGAAGAGTACGATCGAGATGGTGAGCTGTAGGATCGCGAAGAAGAACTATACGACCGGCCAGATGAAAAGCTGCTGGATCTTCCACCACCGGAGAAACTTCCCTTTGCGAATACTGGAGCACTAAGTGCCAGCATCAATAGCAAAAGTAAACACTTTTTCACAGCGCACCGTCCTTTCTGGACTTCATAAAATTGATGACCGTGGTCGCGTACCAAAGCCTCTTTGTCTTGCGATTTATTAATAAACCACGGCCGTACTTGTCATTATTCGACTTGATGAAATCAGGCTTTGGAAATTTACCTGTCCTGAGCCTCCTTTCAAAGCAAGAACATGATACCCCAATTAGTTTACAAATGTCACTCTTATTGAGCGAACTTTTTGGATTTAATTTGCTGATCTCAGTCAGCCAAGCTGGGATGATCATCGTCATGCTGCGATCCGATCGTCACCTAAATCAACGCCACGCTCAGAGGCGATGAACTTCATGAACTCGATGAACTCGCTGAATTCTTTCTTGCTCATCTTGCTGGTACGCATTCCGAGAATCACCATGCCGCCACCAAGTCCCATCGCTACCCGCTGGGTTTCATTCCGGTACGCAGCAGTCAGCAAATCCTTCCAGTCATCCGCATCCAAGTAGACCATGCTTCCGTTGACGGGCCACTGCAACTGGGCAGCGAAGCATTCAAGCAGCGGCCAAAGTAGGGCATTCTGTTCGAGTGTCCTGCCTACCTCCCCGATCTTTACAACAAATGGGTTTGACTCACTCAACGGCAGCGTGCGCAGGTATGAGATCAAGTGCTCAAGCACTGCGTTGCTGCGCAGAAAAAACTGCTTCTTATTCATCTCCAAATCCCCTGCGCTTTTTCTGCATTGGTACGACATTCTCAAACTGTCCGCTATGGTTTCCGAACCGAGTGTGCTCGCCATCAAAGTGCAGATGAACACGCCCTACCCGGCCGTTACGGTGCTTGCCAATGATGACCTCGGCCGTTCCCTTGTATGGGCTGTCTGGGTTGTAATACTCATCGCGGTAGATGAATGCGATGACGTCTGCATCCTGCTCGATCGATCCAGACTCTCGAAGGTCTGACATCACGGGGCGCTTGTCTGCGCGCTCCTCGACCTTGCGCGACAGTTGCGACAGCGCAATCACAGGAACATCAAGTTCTTTCGCTAACTTCTTCAGACCACGCGAGATTCCAGCGACCTGCTGCTCACGGCTGTCACCAACGCCTTCAAGCAACTGGATGTAGTCGACCATGACAGCAGACAACCCGTACTTGCGTTTGATAGTTCTGGCCTTGGCCATGATGGCGTTGAGAGTGAATGCCTTGTCATCGATCAGCATGTTGAGCGACTTCAGCTTTCCGATTGCATACGGCAGACGGTCCCAGTCCTCGGTGTCCAGCGATCCAGCACGAAGCTTTTCAGACGAAACCCTAGCGGCCCCGGCAATCATCCGGTCCACGATCTGGCCATTGGCCATTTCGCAAGAGAACACCAGAGCAGCAGCATCAGGTGTTTGCATCTCCTGGCAAATCTGAACTGCGAGAGCTGTCTTACCCATAGACGGACGTGCTGCAACAATCACCAAGTCACCCGGTTGGAATCCTCCACCGATAGCACTGTCAAGATCGGTCAATCCAGTTCCGATCAACTTGATCTTGCCTTCGCTGGCTTGCTCAACACGCTCGATACGCTCAAGCAACAGGTCACCAACGAACTGCGGCTCGGATGTCTGAGCCTGTTCAGTGATGGCCATGACAGATGCCTGCGCACGGTTTAGCTTGTCTGCAATGTTTCCAGGATTCTGCAGGTCATCGATGATGCCATTAACGGCAGACATCATGTCGCGAGCCATTCCACGTTCATGTACAACCTCGGCGTAACGCCGGATGTTTACCGCGCTTGAAACTGATGTTGCCAGCTGGTCGAGGTAAACGATCCCGCCGACTGACTTCAGCTTACCAACACGTTCCAACTCATCTGCCACGGTGATTGGATCAACTGCCTTTGACTCAGACATCATCGTTGAAATGGTGGTGAAAATCTCACGATTTCCGTAGTCATAGAACCGTGAAGGCTTCAGCCAGTGAACACTGTCGTAGCTGTCTGGCCAGACCAGCAGTGCTCCAATCACGGATTGCTCGTTTTGAATGCTAAAAAGTTCCATTACCGTCCACCCTTCTCACTTGTCATAGTTTCCCTCAATTACCTTTGCAAAGTTCCCTGCGTTTAATAGCCAGTCGATATTGCACATTGTCCAAACCCCATTTCGTCCAGTAAGAAAATTTGATGACGCAACGTACTTGAAATATCTTTCAAAAAAATCGATGCCGGATTGACGGTCTACTGCATACCGTTTCCCGCTTTTCTTCGTTTCCGTTAGAACCCATGACCACCTGTCCTTCAGAAGCTTTGATCTTTTTGCATTCCAAACGAGCACCTCTGGAAGCATTGGCAAGATGCGCTCATAGAGGCCGATGATTTCCTTGTGAGGGCAAGGAGGAATCTTTCCGTCGTCAGCATTGCTGTCGACATCTGATGCGACAGCATCGGTATTCTTTTCATTCTTAAATTCTTTACATTCTTGTTTAGTGGTTGATTGTTGGTTGTTTGATGGTTGATTGAAAGTTGATTCGCTGGTTGATTGCTGGCTGCTTTCCTGATAAATGTCATAATTAACAATGGTATATAAACTGTATTTGTTGGTTGAAGTCGTGGTTATAATTTCCAGTTTTTCTAATCTGGATATGGAGGTGCGAATTTGCTGTTCTGACTGCTTCAATCGCTTCGCCAGCTCAATCCTTCCGCTGACATACTGACCTCTCTTTACATCAATAATCCCAGTGGTAGTGCCAAGCTTTTTATCCTTGTGAGATGCGTTAAGCAAAAGGAACATAAATAGAGAAAGCGTATTCGGCATCTGGATCAGCCCAGAGTCATCAATCTTTCTCCATACCTTGATATAGCCGCGATGCATTACTTACCTTCAATAGCTTGTTGTGTCCTGATAATCCAGGAAATAAAAAGATCGGCTTGCTCTGGTGTGATGACGATAATGCTGCTTTCATCTGTACCAAATTCACTTGCCTGCTCGATAAAAATAAGCCCATCCTCGTCTCTCACTACGACGCCAAAAGATTGGAATTTAGTACTCACTTCTAAGCCTTTCATCTAGCCGTTATGTAGGACGCTGGCGTGGTATGGTGGGCTAGAATCACCATGCCGGGCTGATCAACCCTGCCAGCGTTTAAATCAATTCTTAAGCGCTGCGATCATGGCTGCGTGCCATGCGTGAACCCTGGCGCACTTCGCCTTCCAGGTTTTTGCATTGCTGATATCAGCTGCAAGCCGCTTGGCTTTATTGAGTTCTTTGCTCATGGCGTCACTCCAATCTTTGCGACAGATCGATATGACCCGATACCCTTCTCAGCCATCGTCACGATAGAGTTGAACTCCTCAAGGCTTAAGGTGACTTCATCCTGAGTGTCATAGGTGAGTCGAAGCCCGGAAGCACAAAGGAACTTCAGTAGCTCATCGAGGCCGATCTTTCCCTGATCATTCTGGAACCTGCTGACCCATGACTTGTCATGTCCGCAAGCCAGGCCAATGTCTGCCTGAGTCGCTTCTGCTATTGCATGCAACAGCGTGGTCTGATTCAACTGGTAAAGGTTGCGTGACGGTTGCACGTTCATCTCCTAATCTGTGCTCATGAACACATCAATGAACAGCTTTGGATTTGACCTTGACCGATTTGTCGGCCTTGAGCGCACCATTGGTCAGGAGCTGCAGTTGCAGCTGCCTAAGTTTGGGTACCCCACGGATCTTCCAATGGTGGATGGCAACAGGGTCAAGGTCGAGCTCTCGCGCAACCGCAGCCTGCGTTTTGTAATGCTTAATGATTTGATCGAATGTCATAGTGTGAAAAATACTAACAATTGTCACTCCTTTCGTCAAGAAATTTCAGTTACAGGAGTAAATTCACATGTGTTATGATTGGTGCGAGACTTACGAGATGGAAATTCATCAAATAAGACTTGAAAGATTAAGGAGCCTAGTGGATCGGTTTAAATCGATCGCGGCGTTTGCCAGGTATTACAACTTGGAAGCTAATTACATCTCGCACCTATTTAATGGCTATAGATCGTTCGGGGAAAGATCTGCCAGGCAAATGGAAAAGAAGATGGGACTTGAGCCTGGGTACTTTGATACTGCGGCTGAGCATCCATTGGATGCATATAAGGAGGTATTCGACAAAGCGAGCCTAGAAGCAAAATCAACAATAATCAACTTCTTAAAAGCGCTGCAGCAAACTCAATCTCCATCAGAGGGTAATGATGATTTCAATCAGAAAACAGGAACCGGACCAATGCAGTAGATGCAGCATCGAAGATGTAAAACTTCTCAGGAAAATAGAGAAGATGACCAACCAGCAAAAAGAAATACTCCGCACATTCATACTACTCAGCACGCCACATACAGCTGACATCCTGCAATTCCCATTACAGAATAAATAAGTACCAAAACAGATCGTACCGCAAAGGTACGATTGTCTTTGAATAAAATAAGTGACATTTGATATTGCTTTGTTCAGTGACTTTTGTTACGATTATTCCCATCACATTTGTAAACGTGATCGACAGTAAAGATCCCGAGTGGATCATGGCTCCTGGGTTGGAATCTCACATAACACCGTGAGGCGCGGAACGGCATAGCACGCAGCACGCTACCACAGGATAAAGCCTACCGGCTGCATAGGGCAAAAGATTGGAGACGACATGGAAGCATTAAAGAATTTCGCGGCATGCGTTGTTGTTGCCTTGCTATTACTTGTTGTCTGCGGGGCACTAGATAAGCACGACTCTCAGGTATGCGTGGGCACGTTTCAAACAAAGTATGGCGACACCGTCCAGTTTTCTGGAAAGGTCGCAGAAGTAACACCAGATTAGGAGATTGAGATGGAACAGGAAAAAGTGACGGCAATGCTTGCCGGATTGAAAAAGCTTCGGGAGCCATTCCCCGATCATCAAATCAGCCACCTGCCAAAACCAACCAAGCGCCAGACGGACTTGGTAAAAGAAAACGTCAGCAATGGCATTCGCTGCGGGAAGTGCGGAGCCTGGCACCACAAGGATGTAGTTCACATTGAATACGTGGGACATGCAGCGCTGACAGACCGCCTACTTGATGCAGATCCAACATGGAACTATGAGTTTATTTCTGTTGGTACTGATGGGCTTCCAGTGCTGGATAAGGATGGCGGATTGTGGATCAAGCTCACCGTCTGTGGGGTCACCAGATATGGATATGGTGACGCGCAAGACAAGACCGGACCAGATGCAAGTAAGGAGCGTATTGGAGATGCACTGCGTAATGCAGCAATGCGTTTCGGAGCAGCGCTTGAACTTTGGCATAAGGGCGTACTGCATCTGGACACAGAGCCACCTGAAGACAAAGGTGGGGAGACTGCTCCACCTGAGTACCTGAGCGATGCAGATTTCACCGCAATTTCCAAGCACAAATCTAAGGTGGCTAATGGATCAAAGTCACCAAACGATCTGATCGCATGGGTTGAGGCAAAGGGAAAACTTCTGACAGAAGACCAGAAGGTTGAAATTGCAAGCTGGGCCATCACAATACAAGGAGTTTGACATGGAAAGAATCTTACATAACCTGAAGCAAGACACTCCAGAATGGCTTGCCTTCCGAGCTGAACATGATGGAGCCAGCGAACTATCTGCAGCAATCGGAATTTCTCCGCATACCAAGCGCAACGAGCTTCTGAAGATCAAGAAAACTGGTGTCAGCAAAGAGTTCAGCGACTTTGTGCAGAAGAACATCCTGGACAAGGGTCATGCAGTCGAGGCTAAGGCTCGCGTTTTAGTTGAGGTGATACTTGGAGAAGACCTATCGCCAGTAACTATGTCTTACGGCCGCCTAAGCGCATCCTGCGATGGCCTGACGTTTGACGGCACCATCGCCTGGGAAAACAAGCAATACAACGCTGAGCACTTCCGCCAGGTACAGGCTGGACAGGTTCCTGAAATCCATGTCCCCCAGTGCCAGCAGATCCTGTATGTGACAGGCGCAGAGCGTTTGTTCTTCACGATCTCGGATGGAACTTATGCTGCAACGGTTGGCGTGTGGGTGTACCCAGATCAGGGAAACTTCGACTACATCGACTCGGTATGGGCTCAGTTCAACAAGGACCTAGATGCTTTTATTGTGGAAGAAGCCAAGGCGGAATCTCAGGTTGAGGTTGTACGCGACTTGCCGCTTGCCACAATACAGGCAAAGGGTGAGCTCCTTTCATCCAACCTGGAAGACATCACGCCACACTTTGACAAGTTTTTGAAAGAGGCAAAAAAGGATCTGAACACAGATGATGATTTTGCAATTGCAGAAGCAGAATCAAAAGTTGGTCGCGATACAGCCAAGCGCTGCCGCTTAACTGCCAAAGCTGTCATCGATCAGATTGCAACAGTCAGTGAAGCAGTACGCATTCTGGAAGACTATGCCGCGAAGTTTGATGCATTGGCATTGTTGCAAGAGAAGGCCGTAAGACAGCAGAAGGAAGCGCTGAAGGCATCAGCAAAGCTGGAGCGCGAGAAGAAGTACAACGCTCACATCTCCGTGTTAGCTGAGCAGTTGCACCCTATTCCACTCAACATCAGTGCTGCAGAAAAGCCAGACTTTATCGCCGCCATGGCAAACCAGCGCAAGTTGTCGAGCATCAACAACAACCTAGACACCGAGCTTTCCAGGGCGATCATTGCTGCCGATGCGGTGACTGCTGAAATCAAGCGTAAGAAGGATCTGTTTGACGCGCTGGCAGACAAGCATGCCTTCCTGTTCAACGACCTTGACAGCATCGTCTACAAGCCTGAAGACGACTTCATCTTGATTGTAAAAACGCGTATCAGTGACTTCACTCATGAGCAGCTGAAGAAGAAGCAGGAAGAAGAGCAACGCATCAACGCATTGAATACCACCGTGGATGCTCTGTCACAATCCAGCAAAGGGGATGGTGGTGCGGCACCGTTGAACCCTGCTCTAGTTGCAGTTCTGCAAGAGGCAGTAGTCGATAATCAGGATGAGATTTCAACATTCCTGAAGAGCCGTAATTTCGGCAAAGAAGAAACCAAGATCCGCTCGATCCTGGTCGAGTTTATCAAACATCAAGTGGCATTTAACCTGAAGAAGGCAGCGTAATCATGGCGAGTTTAAATAAAGCAATGTTCATAGGCAACCTGGGCCGCGATCCAGAAATCCGCTACATGCCATCCGGCGAGGCCATGGCGAACTTCTCCATCGCTTGCACGGACTCATTCAAGGATAAGTCCGGCGAGAAGCAGGAACGCACCGAATGGGTGCGAATAATCATGTTCGGGAAGCAGGCAGAAATTGCTGGCGAATACCTGAAGAAGGGTGCCCCAGTGTATATCGAAGGCCGTCTGCAAACACGCAAGTGGCAGAACAAGGAAGGCGTCGACCAGTACACCACAGAAGTCGTGGCGGATCGCATGCAAATGCTAGGCGGCCGTCAGTCTGGAACTGACCGTGATGCTGGAGAAGGACATGAGAGAAGCTCTGCTCCTGCTAAAGCTCCAGCCCAGGCTCCGTCTGGGTTCGATGATTTTGAAGACGATATCCCGTTCTGAGATATACCAGACATGAGCGGAGAAATGATCTCATCGAAAGAGGTAGCGGGGCTTCTTGGAGTAAGTGCCAGGTATGTCACAGAGAAGCTTCGCCACCGACAAGGGTTCCCGGTTCCAACTCAGCTCTACCCGAGAGGTGAGTTCAAGTGGAAACGGGATGAGGTGGAAAAATTCAGGGAATCAAGGTTGGTCAGTATCTGGAGAAAGTAACCAGGTATAGGGATAAGGGGATGAAACATGGGCAAGAAACGTAAGACAACACGGCAAGCGCGGCCACCAATGATCGTGATGCGCGAGATCTACAACAAGGATCTGGAGACGAAGGAACTGGTAGCCGTGCGCGCATTCCAGTGGGGAGCTGCGACAAAGACTCACTACGACCTTCTGCTTGATCTTGCCAATATGCTGCTGGTCGCAGGCCATACAGCCAAGGAACGTGAGTATGCCATCAAGTATGCAGACGACATTGCTATACCTGTACTTAGGTCCATCAAAACTAGGTATGACAGGACGGGTGGGAAGCTTGGTGTAAGTGCTGCAGAGCTGCATGTATTGCTTGTCCTTGTTGAATTCAGCAAACAGTTCTGGGCCCGTTGCCCGATAGAACTGTACAAGCAATGCGTTGAAGAGCTCACAGCTTTTTACTGCAGCCTCAAGGATGACAATCTTATCGAGTTTAAGGTAGCGGCATGACAGACGACGAAAAACTTGCTCAGCGCGTCACCGAGTACCTTGACGCTAACCCTCTGGCTACCCGCCGAGAGATCATGGCGAAGTGCCATACAAGCACAAAGAAATGCCTGAAGCTTGTTGATCTTGGACTCCTTCAGAAGTTTCCTAAGCCCATGCCATTGAAAGCATCAGCCAAGATGGCAGCGCGGATATCACCATGGAAGGATTTTAAGTTGCCTGGTTCTCCAATTACAGGGAGGACGAGATGACCCTACACGCAGTTGAATACGAGCTACACGGCATCAAGTTCGGCATCACGATTGAGGGCAGCGCACAAGAGGCTCACTCACATTGTTGGAGATTGGGGATGACGTATTTGGGTCCTGTTGTGCATCAGGAAAATGGAGAATTGAAATGACCGAATACACCAAAGAAGAAGCCGTTGCGATGCTTACGAAAGTGGCAACGCCAGACGACAACCTACTTAGCCACGGATGCAGTATCCATCACGATACGCTACACGCCCTAGTCAACCTAGCAGCCAAGCGTGCTAGGGAGGCCGATGAGAAGCGGCTGCCCGAAGTTTTATTTGACGGCACACGTGTTTGGGAAGAATGTCGGCCAGAGGTTTCAACAAGCCAAGTTTCAAAGGTGCTTGATGTTGTTGTCAGGCTGGCGAGAAAAGATATTCGTACAACCATAGAGGAATCGAAATCATGAGCAACGAATATATTCCGATAGTTCCAAAAAGTAGGTTGTTAGAAATCATCCGTGGGTATGTTTCGTCCCACTCAGCCAGCACGACTAGACCTGATATGAACTCTGAGCGCCGGCTGCTTGAACTGTGCGAAACCATTGTCGATGAAGCGCAGGCAAGGCTTCATCTATGGGAACTGGAAAGGAAAGCGAAATCATGAGCAACGAATTTGGACCAAGGCCATCATCAAGAGGAACAGTGAAGCTTGCATTCTACTTATCGGTAGCTGCATTCGCATTTTCTATTGTGGAACTATTCTTTCTGTGGAGGATTTTGAAGTGAGCAACGACATTGTTACCGAGTTGAGAGCAAGAGCAGGACAAGGGAGATTCAATCTTGAAGCGGCAGAAACTATTGAATCACTCCGCCAGCAACTTGCAGCGGCAGAGGAGAAGAGTAGATCCTTTGAGCAAGAGTGCAAAGACACTGACGCACTACTTGAAATCATCGGTATAGGCCAATCTGGTAGGACTGATGGCGGCTTTGTGAATATCGGAAAGGTGAAGGCATACCAGCAGGAAACGCTAGACTCCCTTGCGGAAAGCCAGCGGTTTGGCGCTGCCCAACTAGAAGCAGCCAAGGGGCAAGGTGAGCCGGTGTATATGTTCAGGCGCCGAGGTTTGGACAAGTGGAATTGGTGCTCTTGTGATAAGGATAGATTCATGGAACTTAAGGACAATCCAAACTTGTTTGATGTGCGAATCTGTTCAGACAGACCCTCACCATCAACCGAAAAGGTGAGCCAAGAGCCGGTGGCCGAGTACATTGGCGACCACGACTCTCACTACGGGATGATTAAGTACCTCGTTCACCAAGGCGACGTAATGAAGGCTGGCGACAAACTCTACACCACCCAGCCCACTGCCGCCCTCATTCGTGAACTGGCTATCAGGGAGTGCATTA